CGGCAAAACGTAATACTAAACTTACCGATGCAGAATGGCAAGAGATGACTGCACTTAAAAATGCAATCAATGAGCGCCCACAGTCAGTTCATCCAGATAAAATGGAAGAGTTCACTGAGTATTTGGTACGAAGTTTGAAGGAAAAGGGCGGTTGAAAAAGTGTCACAAGGGGACTTTACAAGTCCCCTTTTTTCATATATACTACTTTAAGAATATTAAATCCAATGAATCTCAAGGCAGTTTTACTTGCTAGTTTGATTGCATCTCCAATCGCCGCTTTTGCACAACAAACTAATATCTACTCAGTTTGTACAAACTATCAAGAAAACTATACTCCTGGATATTATGACCAATACGGCAATTATGTTCAGGGTAGGGTGAATACTGAACGATACAATGTTCAGTGCGGAACTGGTACATATTATCGTCCAAATGGTGGGACAGTGTATCAGTCTCCAGTTTCTGCTCCTGTACCTCAACCTGGATACGGTAGGCGTTATTGCTCTCCTGCAAGAACCACTCTTGGTGGTCTTTTGGGTGGAGGAATTGCAGCTGCAGTTTCAAAGAAAGATGCTTGGAGTTGGGCAATTCCTTTGGGTGCAGTTCTTGGTAGTGGTGCAGCACAAGCAGGTTGCTATTGACAACTCTATCTTTTAATATTATACTTTTAATAGTCCAAATCAGACGATGACTATAAACTCAAGTCCTACTTTCTAAACTCCACAGGAGAATACAATGACAAGTTACATTCAAGATCCAAAGTTAAAAACTTTGGCAGAAATTGCCGTGTCTCTTGGTAAAATTAAGTTTGCCAAAGGTGCAGTAGGAAAACAATTAAAACTAATTTATCTAAAAGTTTCACAACTTCGTGTAAGTTCAGACTATCAAAGGTTTATTCAAACTGCTACTCTGAAGAAAGCAAAGCAGTTTAATAACGAACTATGCCAACCTTTGTTTGTTGCCCTCCGTCCAGATGGTGTCTATGTGATTGTAGACGGACAACACAAAGCAATTATGGCATTTCTGGCAGAACTTCCAGAAGATTTTGAAATCCCATGTTTTGTTTATATTCACGATAAAGATTCAACTCTTTCTGACTGTATTGCAAAGGAAGCAAAACTTTTTGAAGACCTGAATACCACTCGCAAAAATACAAGCACTCTTGATAAAGTTCGTGCTGGTCTTTCGTATGGTGATGAAGATTCCGTGCAGTTTGAGAACAACTTCATTGCTATTGGTGTTAAAGCAGAAGGAATCGGGTATAAGAACGGTCCAGAGGTGAATGGATTTGCGAAAGCAGTTGAATCTATCAATAAGTGGAAGATTAGCAACACCAAACAAGCAGTTGATTTTCTTTATCCCATTTACAACAATCAGTGGGGATGTGATTATATTGATGGGAGCATGATTGGTGGACTTGCTGGCATATTCAACTTGATTGACGCTCTTGGCAATGGTAAAAAAGCAGATGGTCTCCAAGGTTATCTAAAGAATAACTTTGCCAATGTTTCTAAAGCAAAATGGACTGAAAATACTAGGGGAAACTCTGATGTTCTGATTGCCAGAAAGATTGTCAAGAAGTATAATGATCTTGTAGAGCAAAATATGATTGATGGTGCCGTGATTGGTGAAGATATGCTCTCAAACAACAAACTTGGAAGACTTGATGAAGTTTCATAATCTATGAACAAACCTTTACTTAAATGGGCAGGAAACAAGTATAGGGTCCTGCCCTTTCTTATTCCACATATTGGTTACCCAAAGCGTTATTGTGAACCCTTTGGTGGTAGTCTTGCTGTTGCACTGAATACGCCAGCAGAGCAATACATTCTCAACGATGTGAATAAAGATTTGGTGGCAATCTACCAGAATCTGGTGAATCCAAATGATGATAATTTTATCAAGTATTGTCAAGAACTATTCACCTCAGAAAATAACACCAGAGAAGCATACATTGATTTGGTAAAACACTTCAATCAGGCAACAGATTCTGTAGAGAGAGCACGATTATTCATCTATCTAAATCGTCATTGCTTCAATGGTCTGTCAAGATACAACAAAAAGGGTGACTTTAATGTTCCCTATGGTAGAGAGTTTAAAGATAAAAAGACTGGAGAAAAATACATTCAAAGTGCTTATTTTCCTGAAGAAGAGATGATGAACTTTAGAATGTATTTTCTCACTAAACAACTGGTAAGGTTCACATCACTTTCTTTTGAAGATCCTTCACTTTATGAAGACCTAGAAGCGGGAGATGTTGTCTATTTTGACCCACCATATGTTCCTGCTTCAGATACTGCTAACTTTACAAGTTATGCTACTGATGGTTTTACTCACGACCAACAGGTTCAGTTGGCAAACTTAGCAGAATCTCTTGCTGCCAAAGGTATTAAAGTGATTGTGTCCAATCATAATACACCAGTCACACAAGAACTATACAAAAATGCTACAATCTATCCTATTCAGGTGACTAGAACTATTGCTGCAAATGGCAATAGTAGGAAGAAAGCAGATGAGTTAATCGCTGTGTATTCTTGTTAGGATCGTCTAAAGTGTCCTAGTAATGTAAGCACACAACACAATGGCAACTCGCTCTCGCATCGGTCTTGAACTTTCTGATGGTTCTGTTCTTTCTGTGTATCATCACTGGGACGGGATGCCTTCTTGGTTGGGTCGTATTCTCAAAACCCATTACAATAGCAAAGAACTTGTTGCTGAACTGATTGATGGTGGTGATATGAGTTCTGCCTGGACTAATGCTGGTTGGAATAATGAAACCCGCAAACAAGGTCCACTCTATTATACTGAGCGTGGTGATGAGTTTATTGCTCCTCGTCTTGATAAAGATGCTGGTGAGTTTCTGACTAAAGATGCAGAGGAGTATGCCTATCTTTATACTCAAGATGAAGGTTGGTTGTGCTATGATACTTGTGATTGGCGCGATTCTTACCTTGAGAGCATTGAAATTCCCTCTGGAGCACTTGCTGTCTGATCTATGAAAACTTCTACTGCTCTTGGTGTTGTCTTCTTTGCAATCGTCATTGTTGTTGTTTCTGTTTTATTTGAAGCATGGTTGCTTGGACTGATTCTGTCTTGGTTTAATGTATCCTTGACCTTCTGGCAGAACCTTGCTATTGTGGTTCTTGCTAATATGATTTTCAAAAACTCTGGGGGTTCTTCCAAATGAATCGCAAGTACATCGCCGTATTTGCAATAGGTTTTCTTGCCATTATTGGTTGGAATATCTTTCTAGTTCAACGCGATGATCGAATGTATGATGCTTACTATCGCACAAAAGCGATAGAAAACCTCAAACAACCTCCTAGTAATCAAATTAGGTGATTTACTTTCTTCTCATCTCTGCAGCATTTGGATGGTTCTTCTTCGTACTATTCTCCAAACACTTTGACTACCTAGATAAACGCAAATGATTTCTAAACTCCTTCGTGAACTGATTATGAACGCTGAACGTGAAAAGATTGCCCGTGAGTTCTGGGAAGAGATTGAACGTGAAGCAGCAAAACTTGAGATTCCTGTAGACTACTACCTCGCGGAGTTTTATTGATGACTTTTATTCTTGGAGTTGGAGTTGGTGTTCTCATCACAGTGGGATTTGCACTTCTATCTGTTGCATCCGATGCTGATGATGTGATTGGCAAAGATGACGAAAACTACTACAATAAATAATAATGCCTGCGTTGGGTGCAATCTTCACAGGTAGAGGAGGGGCAGAGATGCTCCTTTTCTTGTATAAATACTATTGCACCCAACAAAGAGCAGTTATGACTAACAAAGGCAAAATTTATTGTGCCCATTGTATTTTTACTGGAAAGAAATACATAGGACAAACAAAACAAAAATTACTTTGCGATAGAATAGCAACTCATTTTGCAGATGCTAATAAAAATCATAGTAATGGTAAGTTTCAAAGAGCACTAAAAAAATATGGAAGAAGTGGATTTATATGGGGAGTAATTGAAGAGTGTGATTTTGATACGTTAAATGATAAAGAAATCTATTGGATTGCAGAATACAAAACTGTAGAAAAGGGATATAATCTGTCTCCTGGTGGTGGGCAACCTCCAGAATATTTTTCTAAAGAATATTTGGTAGAAGAACCAAGTGGCAATAGAAAAGAAATTAAGAATCTTTCGCAATATTCTAGGGAAAATAACTTAAATGCCGCACATATGCACGAAACACTTTATGGTAAAAGGTTGCACCATAAAGGATATAAACTTATACCAAGAACTGATGTAGAAATTGAAAGATATGAAAATGAAAGAAGTATAAGAGAGGATACTAGTAGAAAAGGAGCGCCTGGAGAAAAAAATGGTAGAGCGATACTTGATTGGGACAAAGTTAATGAAATAAGAAAATTACATAATACCAAGAAATATAAAAATCAAGAAATATCAAATATGTTTGGAATTAAAAAAGTAACATTAGAAAAAATAGTCTCCAATAAACTGTGGACAGTTTAGAAACCGAACACTTGACTTTTGCCCATAAAACTTTTATGATGTATCTGTTAAACAAATGAGGTTAATGGCACAAAAGTTTCTCTATATCTTGGACTATTTCGTTCCACAGTTTCAATCGGAATATGGTGGATTGCTCAACGTAATCGCAGAAAATGATGAAGAATGTTTTGATGTTGTTGTTGAATGGGATAATGAAACCTGGACAGAATACTACAGCAAACTACGAGAAAACATTGTAAAAGCACAACGCTTTCCTCTTCTTGAAAACGAAGAATCCCGAGTTGTTGAATCTTTTACCACCTGATGATTGAAACTTCAATAAATCGTCTTGAGTTTAACTTAAAACAGCAGTATCAAGAACGTATTACTCATCTTCAGCAAAAGATTACGGAGCAACAACATGAAATCTTGCGACTCCAAGAGCAAATCAAATACATGTCAAAAGACAGATTTTACGATTGCTGAGTTTCCGCATCATCCGCCCGAAGGTTATAGTTATGAGTTTGAAGAGTTCAAGCGTGGTGTGGTCGCTGTTTGGTTGCGTTGCCATCGTAAGTTTGACTACAATAATGGTGCCACAACTCGTACCATTTGGGGATTCTATAAATCCAAAACCAGAGAATACTTCGCCCCAGTCAATAGTAAGACCATCGGTGCTTGTGTAAATATCAAGGACACGCGGAACTATACCGCGATGCCGATTAAACTTTCACCACTAGAACTTGCATTTGTATGACCTACGAACCACAAGTCAATGATTATGTAAAATGGACAAAAGGAGTTGAGGGTTGGGTTTACTTTAAGGATAAAGAATACATTACCATTGAGTATAGTGTTCGTCCTAAAGATGAAGTCAACCTTGAGTGCTGCCCTATCCATAAGAATGAGAGATTACTTGTGATTTGTTATAATGAGCAATGGAAAGAGTTGGAGTACATTACGTCACGAAAATCAATCTATGAAGAAACAGAAAAATGCTTGGCGATTGCTTGCTAAAGCACTGGGAGAAAAAGCAAGTAAATGTGATAAAGAGGCGGATAGGGTTGCACTTATCCGCCTTGTGATGTTTCTGTCTATTCTTATTACCAACTGTTTCATTGTTGCTAATGCTATCAGGCATTGGAATGATAAAACAGAAATCTATTTGATTATTGATGAGAATTATGTGCCAAATAGTGGAGTATTAAAGTTAGGATCGTCTAAAGTGTCACTATAATGTAAGCACAGAATCTATGGACTGCTACGACGACATCCAAATTGAAGAATTGCAAAACTTTGATTTCGTTGGAGAAGATTTGATTGATTTGATTGAAGAAAACAACGATTTCAACATCAAAGATTACATCAACGGCAACTACGATTACTGAGTGACAGTTTCCAAACTGTCCACTAAATCACCCACACACCTCTTTAATCCTTTATTATTCTCAAATGACTGAACACATCCCTAACGTGCTGTCTCACATTCAAGAACTGAAAGAAACCTGGCGTCGTCAAGATTTCACGTTCACTAAACAGCAACAAGAAGAATACGATCTCTTGCTTGCTACTCGCCGCGAACGTGTTAAGCAATTCTATGCTGAGGGTCGCGTCTTTAAGGGTTCCTATAAAGCAAAGGAAGAGGACATCTAAATACTAAAAAGTAGTGTTTAGATACTAAAATGAAAACCTTTCAGGAGTTTATGTCTCTTTGTGAAGCATCTGATGCTGATACTGCAAAGCAACTTGGTTGGGGTGGTGGTGCATCTGTCACCCGCCAAGGTGAAGGTGGTAGAGTAGGAAGAGAGCGCAAAAAGTCTACTCCTGAAAGACGCAGAGTAAAACACGTTGGTGGTGGTAAAACTGAACCTGTAGATTACAAACCACGCAAAGATATTGGTCAACAAAGACAACGTTCTGAGCGTGAACAACAACCAACACAAGAGCGTGGAAGTGCTAGAGAAAGACAACTAGCAGCAGCAAAAGAAGAAAGAAGAAAAGCAGCACAAGCAAGAGCAGCAGCAAAGAAAGGTGGTGGAGAAACACCTACAGCAGCAAAACCAAAAGCAAAAGAAGTAGCAAAGACTGCTACTAAGTTACTTGCAACCAAGAAAGAAAAGAAACCAGTAAGTCCTGACTACAAACCAGCAAAAGCATCTGGTTTGTCTGCAAAAGAAAGAAACAAGCAGACTAGAGAAGGTGAAAGAATGTTGAGAGGTATAATGAAACAGCAAGAAACTGAGAAGTATAAGAAAGCAACTGGAGAATCGCCAAAAGGTAAAGCAAAGACCAAGATTCTCGCTCACGTTGAAAAGAGAATGGCAAATTGAGTTGCCATTAAAGTTAGGATCGCTCAAAGTGTCCTAGTAGTATGACTGATGCCTTCGCTATGGACCGAATTGAAATCCAACGCAAACTCTATGATGCTCGCAATGAGTATCTGAAGGCAAAGAAGTCTATGGAGTTTTGGAAACGTGAAATCTCCTTCCTGAAAGAGTGTGAAGACAACCTCAAAAAAGGTCGCACTGGAGATTGGTTATTTGATGAAATGTTTGGCGATACTCCTATTGCTGAAGAAGTCTACGGCGGTTGATTGACTGCTACTAGCACCCTCTAGAATCGCCTAGAAGGGTGCTATTCTTGTCTTTAGATACCAAACCACTGAGAACAATGAGTTACATTCAAATCCCTGATTTTGTGTTTGATAGCATCATCAACAACCTACAAAGAGGTTATGCTGTGTGTGATGCAGTAGACCATAACTCTGAAGAAATAGAGAAGTCACCATCCTATGCAACTGGGTACAGTCGTGCTACAATAGCAAGTGTACTTGAAGACCTGAAGCGATACAAACAAACTGTGAATTAAAGTTAGGATCGTCCAAACTGTCCCAATACTAGATGATGATACCAATGCAAATCCAACTCCGCCCCCATCAAGAACGTGGTGTTGCTGCTATGCAGAAGCACAACAAAGGTCAAATCATTGTGCCTACTGGTGGCGGCAAGACTCTCAAGATGATCTATGATGCTCTGCGACAGTTGCAGTCTGAAACTCCGCAGACCATTGTTGTAGTTGCTCCGCGTATTTTGCTTGCTGAGCAACTCTCTTCTGAGTTTCTTGAGTTCATCACTAATGCTAAAGTCTTCCACGTCCACAGTGGAGAAACTCACCACGAATCTTCTACTCGCCCTCAAGAGATTCGCAACTGGGTTGAGCGCAATGCTGGCAATCATCGCCTGATTGTAACCACCTACAACTCT